CATCTGAGGATATTAAAGCAGCCACTGGGCAGTACAACGCTAGTCTGGGCATGGGCGGGAACGAGCGCAGCGGCAAGGCTATCCTAGCCCGTCAGCGTGAGGGTGACGTTGGAACTTACCACTATGTTGACAACCTAGCCCGTGCTATTCGCTATGTGACCCGGCAACTGGTGGACATGATTCCAAAAATCTACGATACCCAGCGTATTGCCCGAATCATTGGTGAAGATGGTGAGACTGACATGGCAAAGATTGACCCGTCCCAAGAGATGCCGGTCAAAAAAATCGTTGACCAGCAAGGCATTCAGATTGACAAAATTTACAACCCCAATGTCGGCAAGTACGATGTGGTGGTGACAACCGGCCCAAGTTACAGCACCAAACGGCAAGAAACACGGGAAGAAATGGCCCAGCTATTGCAAGGCAACCCCCAATTGTGGGCTGTGGCAGGCGACTTGTTTGTTAAAAATATGGATTGGCCTGGTGCGGATGAGTTGGCTAAACGACTGGCTAAGACCATTGACCCTAAACTGATGGGCGACGACAAAGACCCAGCTTTGCAAGCTGCCAATATGCAGATGCAAGCAATGGGTCAAGAAATGCAGCAGATGCAAGAAATGCTGCAAAATGTCCAGCAGTCAATGGAAGCGCAAACTTTGGAGATCAAGCGGTTTGACTCTGAGGTCAAAGCCTACGATGTAGAAACCAAACGCCTAACCGCAATGTCTGCCGCCATGACCCCAGAGCAAGTGCAAGAGGTAGTGATGGGTACAATTCACGGCATGATTACCAGCGGCGATCTTATCAATGAAATGCCAGGTCGTGACCTTGGTATGCCAGATATGGAACCACAAGGGATGCCACAATGAAAGGAAACGAATTTGTAGGCTTGCTATTCCTTGGGCGGGATGTGGCACACAGCGTTCACCTCAACACCCGCAGTTATTCCAAACACGTTGCGCTGAATATTTTTTATGATCGCATTGTGGGCGCTGCGGATGATTTTGCCGAAACCTACCAAGGACGCTATGGCCTCATGGGGCAGATCACCTTGGGCAGTAACAAAAAAACAGCCAACATCATTGACTTTTTACAAGGCCAACTTGATGAGATTGAAAGTGTGCGCTATGAAGTTTGCGACAAAACAGACACTTCACTTCAGCAATTGATTGACAACATTGTTGAGATTTATTTGCGTACCCTCTACAAACTGAGGTTTTTAGCATGAGTACCACATCCCTATCCCCCACGCCCAAACTGCAATTCTTTGATGCCAACGGCGCACCGCTTGCTGGTGGGCTGCTGTACACCTACGCTGCTGGCACAACCACGCCACTAGCCACTTACACCGACAGCACTGGCGTCAGTGCCAACACTAACCCTATTGTCTTGGACAGCCGTGGCGAGGCCAATGTGTGGCTTGGCGCAGCCATCTACAAGTTTGCCCTGTACACCAGCGCAGGCGTGTTGATTTGGACGGTAGACAACATTTCAATCAACGGCAGCAATTTGCCCGTAACTGACCATACTGGTGACGGAACAACAACTGCTTTTGCAGTAGATGATGGGTTTACTGCCATCTACATTAACGGCGTGTATCAAAACCGCAACACTTATGTTGTCACCAGCGGCACGGTGACGTTTAGCCAAGCACCGCCCTACACATCCATTATTGAAGTTGTTTACAACTAGGAATCGTCATGTTAAAAGTAGCAAATTCAGTTATTGACGCCAGCAGGATTACAGGCGTCCTACCCGTTGTCAATGGCGGTACCGGCGTTACCACCAGCACAGGCACTGGCAACACGGTGTTGTCTGCCACACCTACGCTGTCTGGTGACGTTACCCTGTCCACAGGCAACCTAGTCATCGGCACAGCAGGCAAAGGCATTGACTTTTCTGCTACCAGCCAAGCCGCTGGCATGACCAGTGAGTTGTTGGCTGACTATGAAGAAGGGACTTGGACGCCAACAGACAACAGTGGTGCTACCTTATCTTTTACAACTGCTGCGGGTTACTACACAAAAGTTGGTAGGCTTGTAGTTGCCACATTTAGGATAATTTTTCCAGTAACTGCAAACGCTAGTGCATCTTTTTTTGGAGGTTTGCCTTTTGCAAGTAAAAGCGGCGGAAACCAAGAACAGCAAGGCGGCGGTATGCGTTTTACTAATTCATCTTTGACATTTAATTTTGCAAACGGACAGGGTACATCTACGTTTCAACCGCTTCTTAATAACGGAAATGGTATAGCTAATTCTTTGTTTTCTACTTTCATTATTGACGGAATGATTGTTTACCAGACAGCATAAGCTGTAAAGGAATAAAAATGTCCCTCACGAAAGTTTCTTATTCGATGATTACTGGTGCGCCAGTCAACGTGCTTGACTACGGCGCAACAGGTGATGGGGTTACAGATGATACTGTTGCCATTCAAGCCGCAATAACTGCTGTTAATGCTGAGGGTGGAGGCATAGTTTATATTCCTGTGGGTACTTATATAGTCGGCGCCTTGACTATGAAAACAAAAGTACGAATTGTTGGTGATGGCCCATCCAGCACATTTTTAAAGTCTAGCCACACAGGTGATGGCTTGATGATGGTGTCACCTATCAATGCCAGTAATGCTGTTTACACGTCAGTTGAAAATCTTCAACTGTTAAATACCAATATTAATAATGTTGGCGCAGGATATGACGATATTGGAGGCTCATTCGTCAACTTATTTAATGTCATCGTTTACGGTTTCAAATACGGAATTGTGTTAGATCAAACCGAACTTGCCACAATTCGTCAATGTCAACTAGGCAATCAACTTTCTGGTGGCGCTGGTATTTGGCTTGTAAGTGGAGCAGACCATACTCCCGGCGCTTTAGGAACTTTTACTAATCGCATCACTATCCAAGAATGTCAATTCAATGAAGGTGTTGCAGTTTATGGAATAGCCGACGATGGAGGATATGTTCACTCCATAACTAATAATAATTTTAATGGATGTTTAACGCATATTCGTTATGCTGGGTGTATAAATTTATCCATCCAAGATAATGAATTTGAAAGTGCAGCATCTGCACCTATTACGTCAAATAGTACCTCATTAGTGCTTGGCGCAGGTGTTGGAGCAAGCCAAAATGTATATATTGCAAATAATGCTATTATTCCTAGTATTTCTAATAGTTGTATTATCATTAACGCTGCATCAAATCCGCTCACGTTAATAAATAATTTTCTTGGTAATTCAACACCTGCAAAAGTCACGGGTTTAAATCTTGTAGGTCAATTTATTGAGTTAGGAAATATAAACGGTGGCGGTGGGGCTAGTTATTCTGGGAATCCCACTATTCAATTTAGAAATGATGATACAGGCTCATTTACCCCCGGAATTACTTTTGGCGGGGCTGCTGTTGGAGTTGCCGGAACTTTTACTGGTTTGTATACTCGCATAAACAATGTTGTTAATATTAGTATACAAATTACTCTCACAAGCAAAGGATCATCTACGGGTTCTATTGAAATAACAGGACTCCCATATGATTCAAAAACAGGTTTTACACAATCTATTCCTGTTGCTTTTTCTACTGGAATTATTACAGCTACGTCTGTAGGTGCTTTAATTACAAGTGTTTCAACAGTAATAAAATTGCAAAATGCAAATGTTAATTACACAGGTACGTTAACTGATGCAAATATTTCAAATACAACAATATTTTACATTAGTGGGCAATACATTGCTGGTTAATTTTTATAGGAAAACATCATGTTAGAAAAAGTAATTTCTGTTGATCTGATTGAAGTCTTAGAAAACGGATGTGTGCAAGTACGCACCAAGACCGCCATCATGGAAGACGGCAAGCAGATCAGCGGCACGTTCCACCGCCACGTTGTTTCCCCTGGTGACGACTACAGCGCCGAGGATTCCCGTGTAAAGGCCATTTGTGCGGCAACTCATACGGCTGCTGTAATGACCGCTTACAAGGCTGCTGCCAAACCATGATCCGCACTGCCTCTGGCCCAATCCTGCTGTACATGAACCTGTGCGGGTTTAAGGGCTGGACTAGCTTTTGGAATATGATTTACATGGCCCCCGGCTTTGAGCAACACGATGCGCTTATCAGGCACGAAATGATGCACTTGGAGCAGATGCGGCGGGATGGCAAGGTGCTGTACGCCATCAAGTACACATGGTGGATGCTGCGCTACGGTTATAGAATGAATCCTTACGAAGTCGAGGCACGAGCCGCTGAATAACCTTGAAAGACAAAAATGACTGACACCACTGCATTTATCCAAAACGGCCCCACAAGCCTAATTACTGCTAATTCCAGCGCACCCACTGCCGTACAAATTTTGCCTAGTTTTACCGCAGCAACACCGCCCCGTAACCAATACCGGGTAGTCAACGTAGGGTCAGTAACCGCATTTTTGGGGGCGGGTGCAACGGCTGCAATTGCTGCAACTAACGCTGCGGCAGTCACTACAACGGGTAACGCCATGCCAATTGTGGCTGGCGCTGTGGAGGTTTTTAGCTTTCCGCCCACTTGGTATTTCACCGCAACTGCGGCTTCTTCCTGTGTGCTTTACATAACGCCAGGAGAAGGTCTATAATGTTTGTACTGGCCCAATGACCAGGGAATCTTAGGATTCAAAAATGTCAGAAGTAGAGCAAGTAGCGGAATTAGCCCCCGCGCCGGAACTGGAAACCACGGCGGTTACTCCAGAACCTGTAGTTGAAACGCCGGAAGTAGCAGCTAAGACATTCTCGCAAGAGGAACTTGACGCCGCTATTGGTAAACGCCTCGCAAGAGAGCAGCGAAAGTGGGAACGAGAGCGACAGCCTGCGCCAGCAATGGCAGTGGACTTACCGCCGCAAGATCAGTTTGAGTCGGTCGATGCTTACGCAGAGGCCAAGGCTTACAAGTTGATTGAGCAGCGGGAACTCCAAAAACAGCAAGCTGAGATTCTTGATGGGTATCACGAGCGTGAAGAAACGGCTAGGTCTAAGTACAGCGACTTTGAACAAGTTGCCTATAACCCCAGCTTGAAGATTACGACCGTGATGGCACAAACGATTCAATCGTCGGACATTGGGCCTGACTTGGTTTATCACCTTGGCTCAAATCCGAAAGAGGCAGATCGTATTTCTCGACTAACGCCTATTTTGCAGGCTAAAGAGATTGGACGACTTGAGGCTAGATTAGCCGAAAACCCCGTCCAAAAGCGTACTTCTGGTGCGCCTGAACCGATTTCACCAGTTACCGCCCGAGGGGTGGGTTCTGGGTCTTATGACACAACTGACCCACGGTCTATCAAGACCATGAGTACCAGTCAGTGGATTGAGGCCGAAAGAGCGCGACAAATGAAGACGTTACAGGCGCGAAAGTTTTAATTTATTTTTTAAGGAAAAATTGTGGCTAACAGTATTCTTACCATTGACATGATTACTCGGAAAGCTCTTGAGATTCTCGAGAACAACCTGGTAATTACTCGCAACGTGAACCGGCAGTACGACGACAGCTTTGCTGTTAACGGTGCAAAAATCGGCTCAACCTTGCGTATTCGCCTGCCTGATCGGGCGCTGGTGACTGACGGT